TAGAGCTGTGAATACGGCTCTTAACTTAACGCACCCACCCTGCTAGGGTGTGGGCATGACCACCACCACCCCCGCCACCTGGGTTATCGCCTCGATCCTCCCGACCATGACCGAGCCCGGGCTTTCGTACAGGTACTGGGCGGACGACGGGCGCGACGGGTTCGACCGCCTGATATGGCGAGACCTCGGCCCGCCCGACGACACGACCGGCACTGTGCGCACCTTCCCGAGCCGGAAGATGGCCGAGACCACTTTCCGTGACGAGGGCAACAAGCTGACCCGCCGTCAGCCATCGTGGGACAACTCGCCCGGCATCCAGGCCGTGAAGTTGACCCCCGAGCAGGCCGCCTCGCTGCTGCCGGCCTTGCCCGCTGTGATGGATGAGCTGAATAGTGGGATCGCGGACGAGCGGACGCGCAAGCTCGATGAACTCAAAGAGTGGCTCGCCGACGACTACGAGGCCACAAACCCCGAGCACATCGACCGCCTGCTGCGCGACCAGGCCCGCGAGTTCGACCACAACTGGGCGATGCTGATCCAGTACATTCACCACGCCCGCGACTATGCGATTCACAAAGACCTCGGGTTCAAGTCGTGGCCGGATTACATCGCCGATGTGGCCCGCACGGAAATGCCGAACGTGGCGCGCAGTGTTGAGCAGCGCCGCAAGGTCGTCGGGTTGCTGGCCGGTGAAGGTATGTCGAATCGTGCGATCGCCGACGCTGTCGGGGTCAGCCATCCCACAGTGATCCGCGACCGGGCCGCCACCGAGGCCGATGAGGTGGTACATGATGTACCACCTGAACCCCTATCGCAGGTCGACCGTGAGCGTGCTGCCATCGAGGCAGCCGCCGAGCGCCGCAGTGTCACCGGCCGCGACGGCAAGACCTACCCGTGTCCTCCAGAGAAGAAGGCCCGCAAGCTAACCCCGCCCGAGGTGCAGGCCCGCCTGATCGGCCAGATCACCCTGCACCTCTACGACATCGGTCAGCAGGCCGACAAGGTCTGGGGTTTAGGGGGTTTGGATGACGGCATCGAAGCGGGGGCGGCCGCCTCGATGCACCACACGCTGATCGAGGCGATCGCGTGGCTGCCACGGTTCGAGAAGTTCCTGCGGGAGCGGGCCGGCGACTACGCGCCCGAGGCCACGCCGCTGATGCAGCAGTTGATCGACCGGATCGAGGCGCGGCAGTGAAATCAGCAGCGATTTACGTCCGTATCAGCCAGGATCGGGGCGGCGCCGGCCTCGGTGTCGAACGCCAAGAAACCGAGTGCCGCGCGCTCGCTGAGCGGTTGGGCTGGACTGTTGTCGAGGTGTACTGCGACAACGACCTGTCGGCGTTCAGCGGGCGTCGCCGTCCCGCCTACGAGCGGATGCTGGCCGACATCGGCGCCGGGAAGATCACCGGTGTGACTGCTTGGCACCCTGACCGGCTGCACCGCCGGGTGGTAGAGCTGGCGCGCTACATCGAGCTGTGCGAGGCGCACGGGGTGGCGAATCAGACCGTGACGGCGGGCCTGTGGGACTTGTCCACCGCGTCGGGCCAGTTCACCGCCACCCAGCTCGGCGCGGCGGCCGCCTACGAATCCAAGCACAAGAGCGAACGCATCAAGGCGGCCCGGATCCAGCACGCCAAACTCGGTCGCCATCACGGCGGGATCCGCTGCTACGGCTACCAGAAAGACGGCATGACCGTGGTACCCGCGGAGGCCGCCGAAATCGTGGCGGCGTGCAAGCTGGTGGCCGAAGGCGCGTCGCTGCGCTCCATCGTGGCCGACATGAATGTCCGTCGGGTGCCGACGGCCACCGGGAAGATCGGGGCCTGGACGTCGCAGCAGCTACGGCAAACGTTGATGTCCCCGCGGATCGCCGGCTATTCCACGCATAAGGGTGTGATCGTGGGGACCGCGGCGTGGCCCGCGATCGTGGCCGATGAGGCGTTGTGGCGCAACGTCGAGAAAATCCTGTCCGCCGACAACCGGCAGACCAACCAGAAAGGCAACGCGCCCCGCTGGCTCGGCTCCGGGCTCTACTTCTGCACCTGCGGGCAGGCCAGCCTGCGGTCCTCGGTGACCGGCGGCTCGGCCCGCTACACCTACCGCTGCGCCAACAGCCGAGACCACAGCACCGCGCATGTGACCCGCGACGCCGTGGCGCTCGACGCGTTCGTCGAGCAGGTGATCGTCGAGCGGTTGTCGCGGCCGGGCACCATCGAGGCGCTCACCCGCCACGATGACACCGTTGACGTAACCGCGCTGCGTGTCGAGCTCGCGGCGATCGGCGCCGACAAAGACAAAGCCGCAGCCCTGTTCGCCGACGGCACCCTCGACGCCGGCCAGCTGGCGACCATCACCAAACGGCACAACCAGCGGGCCGCCACCATCGCCGACACCCTCGCCCGGGCCGGCTGGCGCTCCCCACTCGACGCCCTAGCGGCCGGCGACATCGCCGCCGCCTGGGCGCAGCTACCGCTGACGTCACGGCGGGCCATCCTCCAGGTCATCGCCGACGTCCACGTGCTACCCACCAAACCCACCACCCGCGGGTTCGACCCGGCCGGAGTGCGCATCGACTGGAAAGTCAGCCAGGGCCGCAGACCGGTCATCGGCACACGTCGGAAACGCTAGCCGCCACCTGGGCCTTTATCAGGTACCGGACCCCCCAAAATAGGGGGTATCGCCGCAGGTCAGACCCTATTCCATTCGACAAAATCGGTTACACTGGGGTAGTGGGGAACCCCCGCTGCAGCCACTGCGGTTACCAAATCACCACCACCGACCCCGGCCGCGTCGGCCTCAAATACTGCAGCCACCGCTGCGCCAAACGCGCCCAACGCCGCCAGCCCTACACCGGCACCCGCAACTGGACACCGACCCACCCGGTCGATGAACCAGTTGTGCGGTACCGCTGCCGTAACCCCGAGTGCCGCGAACCGATCTACCGACGCAATCAGATCTATTGCTCGGCCGCATGCAAACAGGGCCTGGCGCCGGCATCACTGATGGCGGGCCCGGCGGATTGCCGGAAATTCCGGCGGAAAGTCCAAAATTCCGGCGGAAAGTCCGAAATTTCGGCGGATTGTCAAAAATTCCAACGGATTACGGGCGGAAACCCTTTTATTTGACACGCCCGCGCTATTTGACACCACCGCTCTATTGAACAAAACCGGATATTAGACACTGTCGACAACTGCCTCGGTCTGGTCCGGGAGTGCGGTTCAGGGGTTTGCTGGATTTCCGGAAATGGGGTTTCCGCAGGTAGATCGTTATCTAGGGTAATTAACTGTTCTGCAGCAATATCGCTTCTACCAGCACTTTTAGGATTCCAGGGAGGATTTTTTCGTTGCTCGGGGGGATATTTGGCGAGGGGCCATCGGGGGCCCCCCATTAGCTCATGGCTTTGCGACCCCACTCCCCCTTGCTGACGCTATTGCACACGGTGGAGCCGTGGAGCCAATTGGAGGGTTGGCGTTATTGCACACGGTCGGCTATTAGACATGGGATGGTGACCACCGCGCGGAGTGGTGACCGTCGGGGAGGGCAGGTACCCGGCGGGGATGGTAGGCCTGGGGTGGTCGCCGGAGGGTGGGTACCCGCGCCGGAGGGTGGCGCGGAGGGTAGGTACCCGGCGGGATGGTCCTGGCGAGGGTCCAGGCCCCTAAACTGCCCGCAAACGGGCCCCGAGACGTCGACAAGCAACCCTGAAACGTCCACAAAGTGGACAACCAAAGGTGCGAGCTTTAATGGAATCGGATTCCATTAAACCGATTCCCGCGATGGTCGCGATCGCTACGGGCGGCCGGCGTCGATGATGGCCTCGATCTTGTGGATGTCGGTTTCGATGGTGAGCGTGACCGAGTCGCCCGGAAACAGCGCGTGCAGCTCTTTGAGCCAGTTCTGCAGGTCTTGGACGGTGCACGGTGTTTCGAGTACCGGGTTGTCTGGTCGCCCGAGCTTTGGTTGGGCTTGTTTTTGGGTGGCCATCAGAACGTCGTTTTAAAAACTGGGTGGGGTGAGGCCGCTCAGGGTGATGACCGCGGCCGGATAGCGAGCGCAGGAGAATGCCAAGTACGAATAGATTTGGAGCAGGACCGTGAGGTTTGCTGCCCTCGTTTCGGGGAGCACCCTCGCTCTTATTCCAGACTCCCACAACACTAAATCGCTGGCCCTCATCACGAATATCTGGTCTTCGTTGGTGCCGGCGCCCAGGTTGGTGGCGATATTTGGATCTGTGACTATGGGGAGCCCGTGAGTTCTGCCGACGACCTGCTGGGAATCGACGTCTTCCAGCAGGCCGGCCGCATTCCAGGGGCTATTGCCTTCAGGCACGAACAGGGGCCGGTTTTGGGTGTCGAGAAGTGTCAAAAGCCATCCCCAGCGGCGGGGGTGCATCACAACCACCTCGGGCGGCAAAAACCTCGAGACGTGAATTGTCTGGATGGCGTTCGCGATGGCTTTGTAGATCCCGGCGATGTCCAGTGAGGCGACGGCGATGCCGGTGATGCCGGGGGTTTGGGTGACGCCGAGGACTTGGCCGCTGGCGCCGGTGCCGTACATCACCTGCTGGTCGAGGACGGCCGCATGGGCGCTGGTCAGGTCACGGAAGACGACATCATCGAAAGCGATCGGAGACTGATCGATTAATTGAATTGCCACGCCCTGCTGACCGGAAATCGTCCTGACGGGGGCGTTGATGAAAGTATCCGTCAAATTCGTCTCGGACACGGTCGTGTTATCAGCCGTCTGAATTCCAACAGTCGTACCAGTAAGCATCTTCGGGATATTGATCGAATCCGTGCCTCCCGGCAAAGGCTGTCGCTGGCACAAATTCGCGAACGCCCGGCCCGGACGGGCATAGGTCACATATTGGTCCATGAGCCAAGCGGGCGGAACCCCATAACCGCCGCTGCCATCCACCCGGGAAATGTCGCGGTATTCGTAGCCGCCGAATTGGGCGCGTTGGGCCATGTCTTCGGTGTGGCGTTGCAGGCGTTGGCGGGCTGAGCCGTCGAGGTCCATGCCGGGGGTGCTCGCACGCATCAGATCCAAGCCGAAGGAGTGGGGGCCGCCGCGGCGGTACAGCTCGGGTTCGTTGACGGACACGGACATGGTTTTGCTCCTGTTTTGGGTCTGTTGGGCGGCTTGGATGCGTCGCACGATCGGGCTGTTCATGCCGGCGCGTTGTTCGTCGGCCTCGAGGTCGGCGATGTGGGTGGATAAATCTCGGATGTCGTTGATGGCCTGCTGGTGGCGGGCGGCTTCGATTTCGGTGAGGACTTCACGGCCGGAGTTTCGGATTTCGAGTAGCGCGGTTTCTTCGGCGCGGACGGCAGCGTCGCGGCGGGCCGTCAATTGCTGGAGTAGTTCGGACATGCGCGGCCTCCTGGGCGCAGCGAAATGGGTTGGGGTGCCCGTGCCGGGCGTCGCCATCCGTGCCGGACTCGCGAC